AAAAATGAACAGAAACTTTTTAAACGAAGCAATCGCTGACGCTAAAGCTGTAAAAGAATCAGCAATAGCAAATGCAAAAGTCGCGTTAGAAGAAGCATTCTCTCCACAAGTCCAAGCCATGTTTGCTAGTAAGCTAGAAGAAATGGAAAAAGAAGATAAAATGGAAGAATCTTATGATGACGTAGACGAAGCTGAAATTACAGAAAAGAAAGAGTACATGACCAAAAAAGAGAAACGTGAAGGTGACGATCGTAAGTCTGATAATAAGGCTGAGACCGAAACAGAAAAAATGCGTAAACTCAAAGAGGAAGATGAACTTGACTTAGATGAAATTTTAGCAGAATTAGAAAAAGATGAAGATCTTGAAGAAAACAAACGTACAGATGCTGAAGAAGAAGGCTATTTGGATGGTATGAGAGACGAAAAAGCGGACTTGAAAGAGGACGAACGTACTGATGCTGAAGAAGAAGGCTACGAAGATGGTATGAAAGACGAAAAAGAAGACATGGATGATGAGGACATTGACCTTGAAGATATGTCTGAAGATGATCTTAAGAAATTTATCGAAGACGTAATCGAAGATATGGTTAGTGCAGGTGAAATTGAAGCCGGTGAATCATTTGAAGATGACGTTGATGTTGATGTAGATGAAGAAGGAGACATTGAAATCGAAGATGAGGAAGATGTTGAAGTTGAAGTTACAGAAGCAAAAGAAGAAGTAGATGAAGGTGACGATGAAATGTATGAAGTTAAAAAAGATTTAGATGAAGCAATATCTACTATTGAAACATTAAAATCTGAATTAAATGAAATCAATTTATTGAATGCTAAACTACTTTACACAAACAAAGTGTTCCGAGGTAAAAATCTTACTGAAGCACAAAAAGTTAAAGTATTAGGAGCTTTTGATAAAGCTGAAACAGTTAAAGAAGTAAAATTAGTGTTCGAAACACTTAATAGCTCAGTTAAAGCGAAAGCTACAAACAAATCTATTACAGAAGGTGCTAGAGCAAAAGGTAGTGCTTCTAACTTAACAGCTACTCCAAAAGTAACTAAGAAACAACCTATTGTTGAATCAAATGAGATGGTTAACAGGTTCAAGAAATTAGCTGGTCTAATTTAGTAAAATTTAAAAATTAATAAAAATCAAAAAACACAAAAAAAATGAGTCAATTAAATTCTCTTTTAGAAAGTGCTAATCCTTACAAGTCGTTACAAAGTGATGCGGCTAGATTAGCAAACAAATGGAATAAGACAGGTTTGTTAGAAGGTATCGGAAGCGAAACTGAAAAAAAACAATATGTCTCTTATCCTTGAAAACCAAGCTAAGCAATTAGTTATGGAAGAAAGTAATACAGGAGGTCCACTTCCTGGAGCTGGTACATTTACTCCTGGTACAGGAGCACAATGGGCTGGAGTTGCTTTACCATTAGTAAGAAAAGTATTTGGACAAATAGCAGCGAAAGAATTCGTTTCTGTACAACCAATGAACTTACCTTCTGGTCTAGTATTTTACTTAGATTTCCAATATGGAACTACAAAAACACCATTCGCAGCTGGTGAGTCACTATATGGTGATACTGATGGAAATACTCCATTTGGTAACGGTGCTACAGGTGGTCTTTACGGAGCTGGACGTTTCGGATATTCAATTAATAACACACAATCAGCTGCTGAATCAGATCCTACAAACTTTGTAACAGATGCAAAAACAGATGTTGATTGGTTTGCTGATTTACAAGCTGATTCTTCAGTATCTGCATCTTACGCAGCTGGAGAAATTTCATTAGTAGCAATTGATCTTACAGATCTTCCTAACTATGACACTAGAGCTGTAAAAGGATTTTATTTAGTAGATGGTACATCAACTGCTCCTGTAGTAGCTGAACAATATCCTCAATTTACAAAAATTGATGGTACTAAATTAAATTTCTATGTAAATAATACAAATTTAGCTGATGCTGAAACATTTAATGTTGAGTATTTACTACAAACAAATGACGCTCAAAGAGGTGATTTTGAAGATGGTAACACTAACTTAAATGCTGATAATGCTACAATTTCAATTCCAGAAATCAACATTCAAATGCAGTCAGAAGCAATTGTTGCTAAGACTCGTAAATTGAAAGCAGTTTGGACTCCTGAGTTTGCTCAAGATTTAAATGCTTACCATTCTT